CGGGCTTTGGTCTTGGCTTCGCCAGGAGGATTCAGGTCAATGAGGCACGCCGCGCAAAACGCGTCGGCGTCGGGATAGTCGCTCTCGGAGATGCTGCTCCAGGGCTTGGTGCTGATCGCGGCCATCGACGTCCTCGGAACAGCGTGGACCCTGCGCGCGGTGCGGCGGCGACGGCACACCCGCGACCACCGACGGACGCCCTGACTCGTCGCTGCTGGTCGCGGTTTGGAACGAGATGCGCACCGCGCGCACGGTCATTCTACCACACCGGTAAAAATCCGTAAACCTTCGTCGCGCCACCGCCGGGCCTGCGCTGGGCCAACGATCTCCGTCAAGCTGCGTTCATAGCCGACCGGGCCCCAGCGTGGATCGAGGCGAAACCCGCGCAGGTCGTCCAAGCGCAGCGCACCTGCCCGGTAGGCTGCGTATTTCGCCGGACCCAGGATGGCGCGCTGCGTCGCAGCTGGCAGCTGCGCAAAGCGTTCCGTTCCCGGCGTGATAGCGCCTGGCTGCGCCCAGCGCGTCAACGGCACCTGCGCACATCGGCAATTTGGATGCGTGGCCATCGGCTCATCCACCGAATGACGTGTGCCATGCATCGACCAGCAAAATGCACACGTCCGACGATCGGTCGCGCTATGCCAAATCCAGCCGGCAACGACATCACGATTCGCTTGATAGATGCGCCGGCTGGATTCACGGTAGCTGCGCAACACCTCCGTGCGCGCGATCGTGAGCGCGCGCGCAAGCGTGCTGCCGAGCGCCGCCTGGATCTGCGTCGCGATCACGTCCACTGGCAGCCCGGTGGCGAGGCCGGTCAGGAGCGCTTCGCCAACCTGCTGCGCTGCGGCCGAACCGAACGTGTCAAGCAGCGACCGGAGGGGCGATCCGTCCTGCAAGAAGCCGACCAGGTCCTCAACGGCGCCGGTTGGCAGCTTGGCAAACGTGACCGTCACGCCAGGCGCCGGTGAACCGCGCCCGGCCTGGAGGAGCTGCACGGCCTGCTGCTGGCCGGCCTGCACGGCGTCGCGCTGCGCGTCCACAATGCGCGCGTCGGCAACCTGCGCAAACGTCGCGATCTCCGTCGCCACCTGCTGCTGCAGCAGCTGCAGACGCTGCTGCGTGAGGAGCCATTCGACGTCGACCACCTCACCGCGCGCGGTGGCCTGCGCGATCTGCTGACTCAGCGCGTCCACGCGCTGCCGGATGCGCTGCCAGGCGTGGCCGTAGGCGCGCACCAGGTCGGTGGCAGCGGCGCGTTCGCGCCGGAGGAGCGCTGCGCGAAACCGGTCGATGGTGGTGGTGAGGTCAGACATGCGGCGCGCTCCAGGTGAGCACAACCTCGGCCCGCGGACGCGCGCGGTCCAGCGCACGATAGACATGGAGCGCATCGATGTGCGCATCGTCGAAGCCAAGCACGCGCGAAACGGCGTCAAGCAACAGCTTGAGCGTATTATCCAGATCGCGCCGGCGCCGGTCCGGAAAATACAGCACGAGCGTGAGCGCGACGCGCGCCGTCGCCGGCACGGCCTGGCCACGCAGCGCAAGCGCCACCACGGCGTGGTAGTCGCGCGCGGCTGCCGTCAAAAAGACGTGCTGGCGCGCGCGATAGTACAGATGATTGACGCTTGGCGGCAGCGGCAGCGTGATGGCGAGACGCGCGCTGTCGGATCGGTGCATGATCTACTGCCCCCGGTCAAACGCCGTGAGCAGCTGGTCGCCCAGCGACGCGCTGGTCACCTCGCGCTTCTGGCGTTCCAGGTCTGGATCCAGGCCAAGCTTCTGCAAGATCGTATCGTGTGACGCGCCAAGCTGCTGCCACAGCAGCAGCGTTTTCGCTTCGCTTTCGGGGTCGCCCGGAATGAGCGCTGGCCAGTGGATGATCGTGTGCTGGTCGTCGCCATAGCCACCAAGCGTCAGCAGCCGACGGTTGATCTCGACCAGCAGGTCGCCGTAGGTCCGGCGCTTGGTTTCGGTCTTCTCGATCAGTGGTTGATACAAAATTTGCAGCGCGACGCCAGACAGCGCGCCGGCGCGCTCCAGCCGGCCGGTCGCGACCTCCGGCACGCGCGCGATTTCGTGGAGTGCTTCGCGCAGGCGCTGCAGCAGCTGGATGCTGCTGGCCAGGTCGGACGTCATCTCCAGATTCTGGAGACTGGCGTCCGGGCTGGGCAGCACGATCGTTTCATCGACGGCGACGTTGAGCTGGTTGGCGCTGAACCCCCGGCCCCACGTCTTGGGATGCGCGTGAAACCGGATGATGCGCGCCAGGTTGGAGAAGACGAAGTTGATGCTGGCATTCAGCTGCAGCAGGTCGTCCTCCAGGTCGGAAATGCCCCAATATTCGTTCGGGCACGGCAAATTCTGGCAGTCGACGATCGGCGGCCAGGGGTACGGCCAGACCGTCTCGGAGACGGTCTGCCAGACCGGGCTATCAGCCGGGCTGCGCTGGTCGGTGATTTGCCACGCCGTGCCGTCGCGCGCAATGAGCTGGCGCACCGTGATCGGCTTGCCAGTCTGCGGATCGATCGCCGGATACTGAATGCGATAGCGCACGACCTGCTCCAGGTCGTCCGGGTCCCACGTCACGGCGACGGTCGCCGGATCCAGCACGACCAGTCGGGGATATGGCTGCTGCGGGACGATCTTGATGAAGGCGTGCCCGGCGATGGCGCCATTGAGCGCCAGCTTTTGGAGCGTCGTCATCTTCCGGTTCGCGCGCCAGCAGGCGGCCAGCCACTGCTCAGCCTCCGTCTCAGCGACCTCATCCAGCTCGAAGCGCAGATCTTGGCCGAACAGGAACGACACGCCTTTATCGACGATGACCCTGCAGTAGTTCACAACCACGTTGTCGTCTGGCTGTCCTGGTCGGACGCGAAGCGGCTTCGGCTGCTGGCCGTGGTAGGCGCGCCAGCGCTGCGCGATGCGCGATGCGCGCGCGATCTCATCGGCGGCGGCCTGCTCGTACAAATTGAGCGCCACCGGGTTCGGTGCGTCATTTTGGATGGTGGATCGTCGAAACATTGCCATGATCGCACCTCAGGTGATCAGATGGACACGCGCAGCGCGGCCGCGAGCACCTCAATCGGACGGCGATAGCGCGCAAGTGCTGCGGAATCGAATTGGAGAATCGCTTTGACATCAGCACGTGTCGCAGAAATCATATTGATCCAGAGATTTCCGTCCTGTGGCGATGTGTTTTCAAACACAACGACATAGAATCCGCAGTAGTTGCTATCGTGCGTTCGTGCCAAACGGTCGATGATCGCGAAGCTGTGCAGCTGCCACGGCCGTGGATATGCTCCATAGCGCTTCTCTTCCATCAGCAACCATTGGCCCGTGCGACGGTGCCTCCAGAGATAATCGATGTTGGTTGCCGTATATCCGTCCTTGCTGGCGAGGTCCTTTTGCGCACGCAGCCACAAACCAAACTCCGTTGAGTGCGTATCATACCGCTTCCTGGTCATGGTGGTCCTCGTCTGACAAGCGTTTCCGCGCGATCTGCACCGTTTCGGCGTCAACATCGATGCCATGGAACGAGCATCCGTGCCGGAGCGCAGCGATGCCGGTGGTGCCGGTGCCGGCGAACGGATCAAGGATCCAATCGCCCGGCCGACACAATCGGCTCACGATGTCGGACATGCCGCTGATCGACTGTTGCCAATCGTGTTCGTCTTTTTCGCGATTGAGGCTCCGGAACAGATCGCCAAACCCTCGTCCAGCATAGCGATCGCCGCGCTTGACGAAGCACAGGAGCGGCTTCCACTGCGCATTCACCAGCCGGGTCTGCATGATCGATGGCGTGTCCTCATGCAGATACGCTGCCAGCCAATAATACTCCAGGTGCGCGCACATGCGATGGAGGATGTGTGGCAAATACAGAAGCCCGCTCATAGCGACCAGCATGCCGCCAGGCGCGAGCCACTCCGCCGCGCGCCTGGCCAACACGTCCCACAGATCAAGAGAGTCCGCGGGATATGGCGGATCGGTGATAATCCATTGGTAGGTGCGCGGCGCCTGCCAGGTGCGGAGATCGGCATGCCAGATGTGCCAGCGCGATCCGTTCTCCGGTGCGCCGCGCGCAGCAGCGAGCGCACGCTCGCGCGCGAGCTGCAATCGCAGTCGCTTATAGGTGTTCGCCAGCCGCGCCTCGCCGCGCAGGATGCGCTGCGCAGCCTCCGGCGAGTGGCGCTTGACGTAGTCGGCGTAGGCGACGTAGCCGTGACTGACGCCGGCCAGCGCCGCCAGCTGGCGGTTCGTCCTTGAGGCGTTGGTGTGCGCGTCACCACCTGACAACCCCCCTTGGCCCAAAATTGGGCCAAGGGGGGTTTTTCCAGCCGCACCATCCGATCCTGCGGACGCAGGCACACGGTCTTCCCGGCGATGGCCCCGGCCGCCAAGCGCGCCATACGGCGCACCGAGCGCGCCATACGGCGCGCCGTACTGCCCAGCCTCGCGCTGGCGCCGGCGCGCTTCCTCAGCCAGGGGCTCCTTGAGCTCATGAATCAGCATCGCGCGCTGATCAGCCGTCAGGTGCCGCCGGGCGATGTTGGCTGAGACCACGTACGCGAGTGGCGCATCGCCGGTGTAGTCGATCGTCCTCGGCGCAATGCCCAGCTCCAGGCAGGCGCGATACCGGTGCCGGCCGTCCAGAATCTTGTGTTCGTAGAGCACGATCGGCTGCTGCAGGCCGTTCATCGCGATGTCGTCGCGCAGCGCTGCGTAGTCGTCGGCGCGCATCGGCGGAATGAGCGCTGCGAGTGGATGGTCTTCGATCATCGTTCCTCCTACCAAATGCTTGGCGCAAATTCCACGCGCCCGCGCGGCCCGGCAGCCCAGACGGCCAGCGCAAGCGCCATGACGCAGTCAGTCTGCAGGCGCGCGTCGTCCCAGGCGTACGCTTGCAATTCGTCCACCAACTCGCGCACAAACGGGAAACGCAACTGGCGCTTCTCCAGCGCGAGCTGCAGGCCGGACAGCAGATCGATTTTTGACCGGTGCGTGAAGACGAAGCCCTGCGCGACATCGCGCACTTCGTCCAGGACGGCGTCGCCGACGCCGGTGGCGTCGATCAGCGTCTGGCTACAACGATAGCGCTGGTGGACGTCGCGGATGCGCGATGCGACGAACGGCCAGGGCTGGCGCTGAAAGCGTTCGAAATGCACGAGCCGGGAGGGCTGCTGCGTCGCATCCAGCACACAGCAGACCGTCATATCCTCGTGCTTGGCGAGGTCCCAGCCGGCCACATATCGCCGGCCGACGGCCGGCGCCTCCGGCAGCGTCCAGGTCGCCTCCTCATACGCCGCCTGGATGTGCGGCCAGCCGAACACCGCCGTGTCGTCGTCGGCATAGATGCCTTCAACTTCGCGCTGCCAGGCGCTGGCGGTCATCCGGTCGCGCAGCTGCTGGATGTAGGCGTGGTTGACGTGTGGATTGTCCCAGGTCGGCCCGGTCTGCGCATAGACCGTCGGGTCGCCGGCCAGACCACGCTGCAGCTCACGGTAGACCAAGCCGCGCCGTGCGCGTGGCGTGGAGATGAGCACCAACTGCCCGCCGGTGTCGGCCAGCGTCATCCGAACGACGTC